TGTTCGCAGTTTAGGCATTCCTTTTTCCGCCATGTCCAGTTGTAACGTGTGTCCTTGCGTGTAGCTAAGGTCTTTGTTTTCCATGACTCGCACTCAGGGCAGACGCTCATTCTTCTCCTTCAGTTTTGCTTCGATGGCGCGGGCGAACGAAAAAGTTTCACTGCTGGCTGATGTCAATTCGTCTGCCTCAATGTCGCAAATTTCTATTTCTGTCAGCCCGATCCACGGGCGTTCGATTATGTCGTTCCCTGCCTGTTTATACGCCTCGGCTCTCCACATCGCAGCACGGAACTTGTTGCGTTCACACTCTGGGCATGGAGTCATGTGTTCTTCTCCTTCAGCTTTGCTTCGATGGCTCGCGCAAAATCCTTTACACGAACCTCTCCCGGCGCGTACTTAATGATCCCGTCCCATGTCTGCATGGCTTCCTCCTCCGTCAGCCCGACCCATTGGCGCGGTGCTGTGTAAAGCGGGCGCACGTTGAAGCCCTTCTCGCGCTCAATCTCGGCATAGTCCTGAGTCGTCCAGTCTCGGATCACCTCATCTCTGTTGTCGGGATTCAGGAAGTCGTACATCCACGCCACCGGCTCCTGCTTCTCTGCCTGCTGCGCTGGCAACCGTAATGCTTCCCGCAGCATTTCAATCTCTCGTCGTGCTGCGTGTTCGCGTTCCGTTTTCGGAACCCTTGAATCCATCAATTGTTCTATCAACACGCTATGCGGCGTGGCTTGTTTAGCTGCGTTCATGCTTTCTCCTTCAACTCCTCTATCGCTCTCCACGCCGGTCGCCACACCTCGCAATCCTTACAAGACGGATCACCGCAGTCTGGCTCTGCGCCTTCGACCAGACCTTCGATGATGGTCACCAGCTGACCGACGATCCAGTCGTGCTCGGTCACCGTCATTGCTGGAACCCCGTCGATTACCCTCGTGAATTTGGGTTTCATCTCTCACCTCTGCTTAAAGCCCAGACGCCGGATGCCGAGTTCGATCAGCATGGCTGCATCCTCAAGACTGTTCTGCGAACTGCTCATAGCTGTCTGCCACTCGCCACCGACCCGCTTGCCGACCAGACCGACCGTGACGATCTCACCGTTCTTGGCGTCCTCCAGCCATTGCTCAAGCAGTGCAATCGCGTCGCTGTTGTCTGGGGTTGTTGCTTTGATAAATGGTTTGATGTTGTCAGTCATCTCTCACCTCTTGCTCTGATTGCTTGTCCGATGCTGTAAACATCATCGCGTCCGACAGGCCAGTCATCACACAACTTCGCACACGCCTCTCGCTCGGCTGCTGCAACCGCCTTGGCAAACCGACACAGAATAAAGACGAAGTTGGTCTGATCCCTTCCGTGGCCGTACAACTCCATGCCCGTGTCCCGCGCCATTCTCAGAATGTCGTCTTTGGTCATTTCTCCATCTCCTGAACGTAGAACTTCAGCTCAACGATCCGGGCGCACTCGCGCAGCTTCCCGACGTTGGTTCGACGCATTACCTCAATCGCAATCGCAACGAACGTCTCGACCTCGGCTCGCTCGTCATCACCCCACCCGATCAGCGTTGCCACGCAGGACTTGAGCCTCTCGTCCTTCATCCGATCCAGCTTCTCGGCGAGGTACTCAAGATCCTCTTGTGGCAGCGCCGCCCTCATTTGGAGCAGCTCAGTCATGCGCCGAGACTGCTCTTCCACGAAGTGCTTGTCGGGTTTCATCAGTCGCTCAACAACGCGCCGATGTTGGACTGGGGCCGGTACGTCGGCTCGATCAGATCCCTGATCTCAGCAGGAATCTTCGGCAGAGGGAACCAGCCGACATACCACTGATCTTTCCCATCCCACCACCCGGTTGAAGCGATGCCTGCTTTGTTTAGCAGAAGAACCTTCGGCCCCGTAGGGCAGTCGGCCATGGGGCGAAAGATGAGGTCGGGGTCAGTAATTGCTGCTTTGTTGTTCATGCCAAGCTCCTGTTGATATACGCACTCATGCGCTCTCCTATCCACCGCATGACCGGCACGGCCATGCTGTTGCCCAGCGCCTTGTAGCGGGGACCGTCAGGTGACTCGGGCTTGTTGCGCCAGGGGATGTTGGTGTATCCGTCCGGGAAGCCTTGCAGCCGCTCGCACTCGACGGGCGTCAGGCGGCGCACCTGCATGGCGGTTGCCACCCCATGCACAAAAGCAGAGGTGACTGTGTGCGCTGGGTCTCCGGGTTCGCCAACACCTACGCCTTGCCGATTCATTTCATCGTGCTTTTCGGGGTCACGGCCAGCGTTGCGCATATCAAGCGGTATTGGTTGCACCACCGCCTGCGTACCGCCGTGGGTGTCCAGCGGTTCGGTGCGGTCGGCCCATGAGTGGGGGTTTTGTCGGGCGTTGAATCCCACCACCGGCGTCTGGCCCTCATCCAGCGTACTGTTGATGCCCTTGTGCATCCGGGCGGTCAGGCAGTTGGCAACAGGGTGGGGTTGCACGATCAAGCTGTCTGCGGTATCGACATCGGTGCCTGGCGGTCGGTCGCCTCCTGTGCGGTTGCCTCCAGCGCGGAGCGTAGGGCAGACTTCTACAACAGCCTCGGCTTCTGATCCGTTTCCTGTGCGACTGAACGGAGCGCCGCTCGTTACTGTCGGAGCCACCCTCATGTATCCGCTTGCGGCAAGGTTTGGGTCTTGTCCCCAGCCACCTGATTTAGCGCGAGCCGTAAAGGTTCCGGCAACTTCTTGCCCCTTTTCTCTGCTCGGCGCAGTATCCCGGCGCAGGCTTTCTCGCTCAAAAAGAACCGCTGCGGCAGGTCGCCAGTCTCCAAGATACCCGACAACGAACACACGCCTGCGGCGCTGTGGAACTCCGAAGAACTGTGCGTCCAACACTCTGTAAGCGAACCCATACCCGAGTTCAGCCACCGCCCCGAGGAAGGAACCAAAGTCCCGTCCTCCCCCCGATGACAAAACACCGGGGACGTTTTCCCACACAAACCACTTCGGTCTAAATCGGTCAAGAATCCCGCAATAGACGAGGGCCAAGTTCCCACGAGGGTCTGCCAATCCCTTTCGCAATCCCGCGACTGAGAATGACTGACAGGGGGTTCCTCCCACAAGCACATCTGGTCGCTCAATTTCCCACTCCTGATATTTCGTCATGTCACCAAGATTCGGCACCGCAGGATAGTGATGCCGCAACACCGCAGACGGGAACGCCTCAATCTCGCTGAACCCAACAGCCTCCCAGCCAAGCGCTCCCCACGCCACACTTGCGGCCTCGATGCCGCTACAAACTGACAGGAATTTCACAAGTCGCTCCGATGGCTCATGAAGTTCATCAAAGAGGGGTTGCCCCCTCCCTGGTTTACGCGGCAACCGCTGCCGGGGCTGATACAGCAACCGCCGCCGAAGCGACCGCGACCTTACGCTTGCCGGGCGGGCGTCCGCGCTTCTTCTGGGGAACTTTGACCACCGCCGGCGTTTCGGCGGGCATCATCTCCGCAATGCTTTTGTCGGCATAGTCCCGAATGGCTTGTTTGATGATCGGAACCAAAACTGGATCAACTTTTAGGGTGACTTTCATGATTGTCCTTTCTGTAAAAACGTGGAAAACAATACCTGCGCTTCTTTGTCTATTGTTTGCATGACCTCCTGAGACAAAACATCTGTTAAGTTCCACTGCTTGCCGCCGTGCTGAATAGCAACCTTTTCAAGCATGACGCAGTAGGTGTCGCTCTCTTCCCTGTAAAACACGCCAATTTGAACGTTGCATGGCGTGTCGCACTTGGGGAGTTTGTACTCAAACTCAAACCTGTGAGGGCCAAGCCAGTTCATTTTGCAGTCGCCTGTATTTGGATCTGGTGGTTAACGGCGCGGGACTCGACAATGATTGCAAGGCACAACTCTCTTGCTCGCTCGTAGTCATGTTGACGACAAGCGTCTTCAAGTTTGGAAACGAGTTGTTTCATAGCCACAATCCCTTCAATGTAATCAATCACGGTGATCTCCAATCTTGGTGCGTTCTTGGGCCTTAGACCACTTCTCCTGATAAGCCGGGTCTTGGGACGGAGGAGTCCAACCAAATCGTTTCCACGTCGCAGCAACATCGGTAGCGGCGCTGATTTTGTAAAACACGTCCGTTGAAAAGTCGTGTTGATAATCATGTTCGTTCATTTTTGCTCACCAGTTTTTGAACCACCATGTGATAACCAAGGAAAACAACTTGCATCTCTTCGCCAAACATCATCATGAATGCATCAATTGCCGCCTTGGGCCGGTTTAATACGTCCCGAGGATGGCCCCATAGATAGTCATCCCACACAAGAAAGCCGTGCTTGTTCAGCGCTTTCCAGGCCATGCAAGAATCCGTCAAGACATCCTTGGCTTTGTGAGAGCCGTCAATGTAAATGAAGTCATAGCTGTAGCTTGAAGAAATCAACTCGGCCATTGCTATGTGTGAAGGCTTTTTGATTTTGCACACCTCACGCCCCGGAAACCGAGACTGAGCAAGGCTGATGTTGTAGTCAAACCGTCGCTCTACTTCCTCCATATTGTCGGAGCCGTGCTCTTCTCCTCCTTCCCAAGTGTCGATACATGTAATTTCACTGGTGTCGCCCATCATGTGTTCAATAGTCCAGACGGTAGACCGTCCTTCATACGAACCAATCTCAAGAAAGTAACACCGCCTGTTCATCATCTTGCGAATTTCTGGCCAGACTTGTTCTCCGGTCTTGAACCAGTCACGAGTGAACTCGTAGGTCATTTTGGCTCCAATGAAAGGATTTGAGACTTCAGTAAATTACTGAGGTCTTTGCTTTCAACTCGCAGCATCTTGGCGTGGGCGTTGTTGCTCACAATGTGGGCAGCATCAGCCAGTCCAGCTTTGTAGCCAGTCTTGTAAACATCCGATCCGTCTAAGATCATTGCAATGGCGTTCCGTACTAAAGAAGATGCCTGGCGTTGTTTCCCGGCCTTCTTGAGCTTGGCGTGAATGTCGGCAGGCAGATACACTGAATACGGTATCAGCCGTTTTTTTGCTTCCATGACATAAAGTCCTTGTTTACTCTGACCAGCAACTCTCTAGCCGTGGCGTTGGTTTTAAGTTCCGATCTTGATTGAACGTTAAGGAAGTCCCGCAGCCATTCAGTTGCGGCCCTCTCGCTTTCCTCAAAGACCAGTGCTTCATCATTCAGGTAGGCCCAGAATTCTGAATCTCGGCACAGAACACCGGCTAGGCGAACAGCCTTGGTGCCATCAAACTCCTGGCGATCCATGGGCTGTTCGTCTTGATTGAGCCGGACCATAACAACCTGGTACCGTGACCCAACGAAGTCCCTGAGTAAGTCATCAGGGGCATCGTCGGGATGCAGGCACAAGGTCAGGATGTACCCATCCTTGTTCTGTTTGAGCGCCACTTTCACGGCCTCGAACTGGATGGTCTTCATTACCACCATCCGAACCAAACTCCGGTTCCATGAACCCATGCAACCGGAAAGAAGATGGCACCCGCGATCAAAAAGCCCCACGATTCATTTGTTAGACAGGTAACGACGTGGGTTAACCACGCACAACCAATCCACGCTAGCATCGCAAATCCAAACCATCCCATAGCAGTCTCCTAGAAGGGCACGTCTTCGTTGTCTGCCTGTACCTTCGGAGCGGATTTGACATACGGCTCCGAGACAGACAGGGACAAGGCTTTTTTGCCGGCAATCTCTTTACGCCAACCGGACACGGAGAGCTTGACCTGATCGCCATCGGCCTGTGCAATAAGTTTCTTCAGTAGAGAGATTTCGACAAAGATGTCACCCCGAACGTCGGGATGGTTTTCGGAGCGTTTCTCGTTCGGCCACAGGGTGCCGGTGTTAGGACGGGGAACAAACATGTTTACTCCTTAACGAACTTCTTCTTGGTTTCGGTGAACGTGGACATCAACGCCTTCCACATGGATTGATCGGCTTCTTTAACCAGATCGAACAACTGCTTGTTTACCTTGAAGATCGACATGACATCGGCCTCGCTGGTGGCCATATCAAGCGCCGTCTGAACCGCTTTCGGCACGGCTTCAAGCCACTCAGGCTCTTCTCCTGCGCCTTCAATCGTTATCTGCCACGGACCGGCCTTGCCTTCAACCTTCTTCGGCAGCTTTGGTTCCGGCTTCGGTGCTGGCTTGCGCTCAACAGTCACGTCGGTGGCCGAATCGAGTGCGTCGTGTTCTACGATCTCGAACGCATTGGTCCACAGGTACCTGCGCAAATAGGTTTGAACCGCTCCCAGGTTCTGCACATCGTGGCAACCCTTGAGTTCGGCCTTGGCCATGGGGGATGTGAACTCAACAAACATCCCGCTTTCCACATCAAAGATGGCGAGCTTTGCGTCTTCGCTGGTGAAGGTCACCACACCACACAACCCGACTTCGTTGCAGATTTCTTGGACCCTAGGCAAGAAGTCGCCCAGCTCAAAATATTCGTAGCCCGCGAACTTGTTCTTGCCGCTCTTGGTGAGCTTCGATCCTTGCAGCTTGACTCGAGCCGCTTGGAGCTTTTGATAGACCGTCATCGTTGTACCTCGTTCAGTTTCTGAATGTAGTGACGGGCCTTGGCAGCGTCGTCCGAGCCTTTCAAGCCTTGCCGCATGGCGTACTTGATTGCCGAGCCTTTCAGGAACCCGACAAACTCCTCGTAGGTCAACAAGGCTTCCATCAGTTCCCACGGCTCAATGCCGAGTTTTTTGTAGTGGTCGCCGCCCACCTGCCGGGTGTTGGCGGAAACCTGCTTCCAGGCATCCTCCTCGGCGTCGGTAATGTTGAACTCCTGACCAATCGTTGTCATGCCTGCTCCTTTTCAAATTGAACACCGTCCTGATAATCGCGCCACTGAGCGCACCATGTGTTGACCTGGCAGAAGTTTGCGCAACGTGTGCGCTCTCCGTGTCGGGTCTGAACCTCATACTCTCCACCGAGCCGAGTAGCCTCAGAGATGGCCGATAGTTCGTCTCCGAACAGAGCCTTGGCCCTGACGCCACCCTTCTTCATCACGGCCCAGACCGTAGGCTTTTCCCACATCTCCTCCGAGGTACACGGCGGCAGCAGTTGCTCTGCCTCCAGCGCGAAGTCAGCCTCGGCGTGTTTGTGAATCCTTTCGGCTACAAAAGCCTCGCGCTCCTCAAACGGCCACAACCTGATCGGGAGTTCCTTGATCGGCGCAGGAGGATAGTCCTCTTTACGCTCCGCTTCGCGGCGGCTCCAATCGCGGATGATGGCAACGATGCCGATGTCCAGAACTTGGACACCCTTGACCTTCTCGACCAGCCAGGCATAAAGATTGAGCTGTTGTTCCCACTCAATTTTGTCGTTCATCACAGACCACGCCGAACAGGTCTTGTAGTCCCTGATCGAGACGCCGCCCTCGCGTTTGATCTGAAGGTCGATAGCGCCGGAGATTGTCCAGCCATCCACGACCGTAGATAGCCGCTCTTCGATGACGTGGGTATCGTCTTTGCCGTGCTCAAGAACCTTGTGGACGGCGGAGCCGAACAGCGACCAGACCATATCGGCCACGTCGGATTCGATCTCGTCCTGGAACCGTTCGGTCAATGCTACGATCTTTGGAGAGTTGATGAGCTGCGTCACCGAGCGGTGAGCTTTGCCCTTTGAATAGGTCGGCCTCCGAATGACATTGACAAATGTCTCAGGGATGCCATGCTTGTTTGTGAGCTTCATGTTGACTCCGTTGGCAGTGGAGTTCCGATGGTGACAGCTTTTTTCTGTCATGTCAATACATTGTTCCCATGCCGACCCATGTGTGGTATCCTGCCGTCAGGTGCTAATAGCACCGGCCCAAGCCGAGGGGATCTCGGTCGTTAGGAGAGAAGATGGATCTGCAACTTAGACCGCACCAGATGAAGTGCGTAGAGGAGCTCCGAGAGGGGTTCCGAGCTGGGCATAGAGTGCAATTGCTCTATGCTCCCACGGGATTCGGCAAGACCGAGGTAGCGATCTACCTCATGAAGGCCGCGGCCGAACGGGTATCAAGAACTGCGATCATCATGGATCGCATCGTGCTGGTGGATCAGACGAGCGACCGGCTCACAAAGTACGCCATCCCGCATGGTGTATTGCAGGCGAGTCATTGGAACTATGCACCCAAAAGACTGATCCAGGTCTGTTCAGCGCAGACACTTGAGAGCCGAGACGAGTTCCCGGATTTTGATCTGGCGATCATTGACGAGTGTCATATCTCGCGCAAGTCGATTACGGAATTCATCAAGGCCAAGCCAAACATGAGGGTGATTGGCTTGACGGCTACGCCCTTCACTAAGGGACTGGGCGGGATCTATGAGAACGTTGTAACGGGTGCCAGCACAGAGTTCCTCGTGAACAAGGCCTGGCTGGCCCCGTTGAAGGTGTACATCGCCAAACAGATTGACATGACGGGCGCGAAGAAGGTCGCAGGTGAGTGGTCGCAGGACGTGGCCACAGAGCGCGGCATGCGGCTCACGGGCGACATCGTGGCCGAGTGGATCAAGAAGACCCACGAGATTTTCGGAGGCCCGAAAAAGACCATCGTGTTCTGTTCTGGTGTCGCCCACGGGGCAGACCTTGCGCAGCAGTTTGCCAAGCAGGGCTATAACTTTGTCCCGATCTCATACAAGGACAACGACGAGTTCAAAAGAGAGGCGATTGCTGACTTTTCCAAACCCGACACCCAGATCCATGGGCTGATTGCGACTGACATCCTGACTCGAGGGTTTGACGTTCCTGATGTCATGATCGGCGTGTCAGCTCGGCCATTTTCCAAGTCCTTGTCCAGCCATATCCAGCAGCTTGGTCGCGTCATGCGGTCGCATCACTCCAAAGAGTTCGGGGTGTGGTTGTGTCATAGCGGCAACTTTATGCGGTTCATGGACACATGGGATGACGTTTATGCAAACGGCGTCCGAGAGTTGTCAGACGACGCAGAGAAGCCGCGCCGCGAGCCTACCGACAATGAGAAGTACAAGGCCAAGTGCCCGAAGTGTGGTTTGCTGTGGACCAAGGGAGCGTTGGCTTGCGCCGGTTGCGGGTTTGAGAAGCGGTCAATGCGCAGTTCGGTGGAATCTGTTGCTGGGGCGCTTGAGGAGCTGGTCAGGCAACAAAAGGCCGACAATCAGGGTCAACAACGTTTCTATTCTGAACTGCTTTGGTACGCGGCCCAAAAGAACTACAACCCGAATTGGGCGGCTCACAAGTACCGAGAAAAGTTCGGAGCCTGGCCGAGGGGACTGGGAACCGATACCGTACCACCGTCGGCTCAGACGATTGGGTGGATTCGTTCCAGAATGATCGCTTACGCTAAATCGAGGAGGGTGGCGTGATAACAAATACGAAAGAGTTGATTGTTGCGTTGCGGAAGCAAAACGCCGAGCGTCAAACGTCCATCATGCTGGCCGTGCCGATGTTCGGGGGCATGTGCCATGGCGACTTCGCTCTGAGTCTGTTGCGGTCTGTCCAGAACCTGACATCGTGCGGCTATCACGTCTGGATCGAGGTCATGATGGGCGACTCGCTGATCCCTCGGGCGCGGAACAGTTTGGCCAAAAAGTTCCTCGATGCCGACATGGATTACATGATGTTCCTGGACGCGGATGTGGTGTTCAATGAGTGGGACATCATCAAACTAATACTGGCCAATCGTCAGTTGTGTGCTGCAAGCTATCCACGCAAGCGGCTCAATTTTGAAGCGTACAAAGCGGCCATCCTGAAGCTGAAAGACAACCCGGAGGACTGGCTTGGCTCGTACATCTTCAAGCCTGCTGGGCTGGCCGATTCTGACGATGATGGAATGATTGAGGTCAGTCACGCGCCGACCGGGTTCATGTTGATTCATTCCAGCGTGTTTGAAACGCTGTCAAAGGTCGCAACACGCTATCAGGATGCGGTGGATGGCCAGCTGATCGACGGCTTTGATTTCTTCCCCGCCGGGCCTGGGTCGAATGGCATGTACACCTCGGAGGATTACGGCTTCTGCAACCTGTGGACACAGACGGGCGGCAAGATTTTCCTAAATCCATTTATTCGGCTGAAACACATCGGCTCGTATGCCTTTGACGGTAGCTTGGCCCGACAGGGTTCGGAGGCGCTATGACCTTCCAAGACTTTGCGGCATCGTTCGGATTGATTCTCGGGCCGATTGAGATCGGTCGCTGGGTCTCGGTGCCGACGCTAGACCACCCTCACAAACGTAACGGCCGCTACAAGTACCTCGGGGATCGTGGATGGGTTCAGAACTGGGCGCAGATGATGGAACCGCAAATGTGGAAGGGCGAATCGTCGGAGGCTGGCGACTATCGCCGGATCGCGGCTCGAGTTGAGGCCGAGCGCAAGTTCGCTGCGGAGAGGGCGGCCAGAAAAGCTGCGTGGATACTGCACCAGGCCAAGCGCGAAACCCACCCTTACCTAGCGAAAAAGGGTTTTCCGCATGAACTCGGCCCGGTCTGGAACGGCCTCCTATGCATCCCAATGAGATTGAGCGGTCGGCTGGTTGGGTGCCAACTCATCACCGACCAAGGGGAAAAACGCTTCCTCAAGGGTCAGGTCACGAAGGGGGCAAGCCTCACATTCGACGCAGGCGGGGTCGATGTCTTTTGCGAGGGCTTTGCGACTGGTCTTAGCGTCCGGGCTGCACTCAAACGGATACAGGTCCGCTATCGTCTGCACGTCTGCTTTTCCGCAGGGAACATGCAGCACATAGCGAGCGGCTTCGAGCGGGGGTTCATAGTGGCTGACCATGATTCGCATGGTGCCGGGGAGCTCGCTGCTCGGCTGACAGGTCACCCATATTGGATTGCGCCCGCACCCGGCGAGGACTTCAACGATTTTCAACATCGGGTTGGTCTCTTTTCGTCGGCACAATCCCTACGGACACGCCTACCGCTGCAACTCGAAGGAACTGTTCCTCAATCTGCCTGACCCGCTCGGCGGTCATGCCGTATGCGTGGGCGATCTCCCACAGTGTAGCCCCGTTCGCTCTCATTCTGAGAATGTGCCAATTGCGCTCAGTGTGCCGCGCCTGCTTCCTGAATAGCTTTTTGAAGTCGGCCAATTCAGGGAACGGTACAAATCGGAATGGTCGGTCTGGGCTGCGCTGGGGGATCGGGATCAGCCCGTGACATCGTCTAAGGTGCATTTTTTTGCCTCTGCTCGGGTGCGACAATAACCCTACTGGTCGTAGGGGTGCAACAATGTTGCACTAAAAAACCCTTGCAAATCAATGACCTGCAAGGGCGTTTTCTAAATTTCAAGTTTTTTTCCGCTCCGGCTCGGCCTCGATCAAGGTAGATCGGAGGGCGTGTTCGATGTCCCGCCAGGCCTCGAAAAGGTCTTGCTCTGACGGCCTGCATTCTGGCTGGTGTCGTGACACGAGGTTCACGCACCAGAGCGCGGTAGCTAGGGTTTTTGCGCTGATGGTCATTTTCCGCCTCTGCTCGGCTGTTAAAAGCCCCCGAAGGGGCGGGGATCAGGTCTCGAGGTACTCGACAGCGGCGGCTGGCGTCCAGTCGTTCCGCAACATCTGCGCCATGAGCGCGGTTCGGGTGATGTCCGCGAGGTGGGCGGCGCGGTCGGCTCCCATATCGGCCCGGAGGGTATCCGAGGCGATACGGAAGGCGAGCCGTTCCCGTCCGGGTTGATCGCGCCGGCGCTCGTACCAGGGCGCTGCGGCGGTCATTTTCAGAGCGATGGCATAGGTCAAGGGTTGCATGTCAGCGGCTCCGAAGTGGCTCGAGGTGCGCGGCCAGCTCAATCATGGCGCGATCCTCCGGTGACAGTGTGGCCATGATCGCGGCGTCCTCGATGATGTCGGACGCT